AAGAACTTGGACAGCTTCTTTTGGCCAAGTAACAATTTCTGGAGTCTGTAGCATTTGTGTATGAGTCATGATGTGCTCAAGATGATTCTCTTGAGGTTCCGGAGAAATCACACGTCCTTCTCTTATAATAGTGTGTTCCTCAATAGGGTCACTCGTTTCTTTCGTTACTGGAGCAGTACCAAGCCATTCTTTCGGCTCCTCTCCATATGCTCTAAAAACATTTGCAGATGCGTGATAAAGACGGTCTACAGATCCGATTACTAGAGGGTTTCCTCCTAGAACGAACTTGTCATAAAGTATAGTTGCCAGTTCACGCATGGTATTCACGTCACCAAACGCAGCATTTGGCTCAAGATAGCAGTCCATTCTCGTGTAGAATGCTTGTTTGATGGCCTCTCCACTCTCGAAGATAGGCTCGTGGCTCTCCCCAAGAATACGCTTCTCCAACCCATCGGGCATATTAAGGAAGCAAAGATCAAATATCTGCGTGCATATATCAGCTATTCCATCACGTATGTTCATAGCCGGAAGATTGAAACGTGCGTCCGCAGAAGATACGATTGCTTGAGTGCGTGTGGCCGTACCTGATCCTCCCACGACGTCAGACTCCTTTCCCATAATATAAGAGGAGGCTGCTGTCAGTCTTTCTACAAATTCCATAAGCAATCGAACAGCGTTAATCAACCGTTCGATTGGAATATTCATATCAGGAAAATACACGTTCTGTTGAGGATTAGTTACTGGGTACATAGCTCGAGGTTTCGCCACATGCTCCTCGGGATCATAGTCACTATTAGGATCATAGAATCCCCACTTCATAATCCCTAGTGTATTCGCATCTTGAAGTTGTCTGAAACAAGCGTCTATCTCCTCGGCCAAAGGTTTCACTTGCTCAAGAACTCCTATGCCCAGTAACTTAAACATGCGATTTAAGAAGTTTGTTTGAACGATAGGCCGTTCTCCCTTACGGGATATCTTGGAAAGCTCGTATCCTTGAAGATAAATCTCATCCTTAACAGCGACGCGTACGGCAATCTCCTCCGGGAACCCGTCTTCATTGACATCATACGGCCCGTACCAAGTGATGCACTCAACCACTGAGTTTCTTCGCTTGGCATTTAAATCTTGGATCTTCTCTGCCTTCTCAAGTTCAGCACCGAACTTCGTAAAGATAGTCTTATCAATAGAATCTTTAAGTTTATCAGTGATATTCTGTACAGTGCCCTCAAGCTGTTCCTGTTCCAGTTCATAGTAATAATAATTTTCCAATTTAATGATAGGTTCTTTTTGAATATCTGTAGCACCTGGTTGGGTGAGAACATGAGTCAACGCGATGTGTTTTATGGCAGGACGTTCTTCGACTTGCAACATCTTTGTTTCGATGGTCTGCGGACTTCCCATCTCATCCAGGACCGGAGCACCAGTTGCTGGATCAAGCACTGGTTCTTTTTTAATGTCTCCTAAGTCGTGCTTCTTAACATACCAATATATTTCTGTGAATGACGTCCCCATACTGATGCAAATTCGCACCAAGTCTAGGACATCTCTTCGGATCTTCATCCAGACTTCAAACACCCACTTCATAATTTTGTTAACGTCTTCAGTTCTCTTCTTGTCCGTGTACTCGACTGGCTTCCATCGAATCGTATCTTCATTCCATATCGCCGGGAACAACCTAGCCACCAACATCTCAACAATTCCCTGGGCAAGTTTAAGGCTCCGTCCGCACATCCAAGACTCCGGACGAATAACATCAGCTCCTTCGTACAACGCAACAAGATCCGCATACTTCGTATCGAAATCTATTCCCTTACCTGCCTTATCCGTTCCCCAATCCGTCTGCTCTCGCGCCTCTTTAGCGTTTCTGTAATCCTCCATGATAACCGCAACAAGTTCTTTCTGCTTATCCTCGTCTACCTTTAGAAGCAGAGGATTCAAAGGTGTAGAAGACGTTGAATCTTCTACATCAGGAGACCCTTCTCGTTCGTCTTTAAGCTCTCTGGCCATCACTTTTCCTTTGTCTTAAATTTATCCATAACTGTCTTTTTACCGACAGGTTTGCTTCCGTACTTCTTCGTCCAACGCTTTGCAATAGCCGGCTCATTTGCCCAAAGATATTTACGTTGTTTCTCTGACTTAAAAGGACTCATCTAATAATACACCTTATCGTTTAAATAAGTATAATCTTTTGAAGAAGTTTGCCTACGAAACCGTATTGATCCATTCATCCTTCTCGCTCCCCACACCGCAATCGCTAAGCTATCCGCCTCGTCGGGACTCACCATGCCCCGTTTCTTCATCTCATCCTTGTTCTCTATCTCTATCCGTCCATTTCTAGGATTGATCTTGTACTTTATCGACGACAACTGTGCCATCAACGTGTCGTTCTGCGGAATAGAAATCTCATCTGACCTGAACATCTCCCTCAGGTTCCAGAAGATCTCATCACGGATCGCCCTAAAGTGCATCTGATCCGTTGGCTTCTGGCTAAAGTTCACTGCAAGCACCGGGTACCCAAGCTCTCTCAACCTATCCACCACACCGCCGCCTAACCCTGTATCGTCGACGGTAACCTGCATTAACTTGGCGCCTGCTGCTATGGCTTCTCTCACGACGAGGTTCACTGCATCCATCGTCGACCTATTCTGAATGGACGAGATGCTCTTCACATTATCCGGCTGATACGTCGTCAACACTGTCTTGTTCGTGCCGTACCGCGCAACGTCAAGTCCTAAATATATTTTATCCGAGGCCACGATAGGTTTCTTCTGCCCCCGTGTCACAGCCCGCTCGCACCACGCTAAAGGGATCAACGTGTCCTCACCTTCCACTGGGAACTGTCCGAGAACGCGGGATTGGAACATCGGTGAGTGCTCGCCCCACTCCTCTTTCCTCTCGAGGATCCAGTTCATCGTCGTCAACGCTGGATACTTCTCTGGCTCTTCTATCGCCGGAGAATCATAGCATGAAATATGAAATTTCGTCCATCTGGAATTGCTGAACTTATCAAAGAACGGCCCCGAAGAACTCGTCGGGTTTCCAATCAGTAAACATTTGCTGTGCGCCTGCGTCAAAATACCCTGCGACGCTTCGTAAATCTTCGGATCGACGCCCGGCGCTTCATCCATAATTAAAAGCAAGTGCTGGGCATGGTGCCCTTGAAATCTATCCGGATCGTCAGTGGACAGCCCTAAAGCGAACCACTTTTCCTCGATGTTCAATGCTGTCTTCAGCAGCCGTCCACCCAAGGGGACTCGACTGTTGTTGTATAAATTCCAAATCTCCGCCCACAGTATGCTCTCCACCTGTCGGTTCGTAGGCGCGGTTGTAATTACTCGGCTCTGGTAGTGCGTGAGCAGGAACCACAGCGCTGTACAGGCTGACACAAACGTTTTGCCAACCCCGTGACCACTTGCTACTACAGTGTATTGATTGTCCCTTACACTTTCGATGATCTGTTTTTGCTTTTCCCACGGCTCTACTCCCAGTATCTCCGTCAAGAAATACACTGGATCTTCGCTGCATCTCTCAAGCAATAGCTTGGCGTCGTCGGAAGATATCTTATCCGTCATAAATCCCTTTTGATGATCCGAACGTTCTGCTTCCCCTTCATCTCCTTAACGATATCCGAGAAGTTATAGAAGTTGTTCGTCTGCTCGACGGTACGGGGATCCCATCCATCAAACCTCCTATATAATAAATCAGCCGCCTTGGTGTCTCCTGCTTTGGCGGCTTGGAATAGCGCTTTATCTACTCCGAGGATATGCTCTGCATACTGCTTACGTCGTCCCTCGAGGACCTTCTTGGCCCAGTCCTTGTTCTGTCTCTTGGCTTTCTTGAGCTCATCAATAGAAAACCCGAACGACGACGCAAAGAAGCTATCCGCTTTGTCGTCGTTGTCCGGGTTTATACGGTACAATATATAGGTTTCTATAAGTGACCGTTCCATGATTTGATACTACACTGCTGTGGCGGAACAGTCAACGTTTTTCTTATATTTCTTTCATGAACAGCACGCACACGTTCAGTGATCCGGCTAGGAACCAGTACGCTGCGTGCAGCGGCATGCGCTGTACGGCGTACACGATCCCCGCCCAGAAGCTCATGCCGATCACGATCACCGGGAAGATGTTAGGCATCGTTTCTTCGCTCCTTTGCTGCGCCTATAGGCCGCTTGCAGCTCCAGCCTATGGCTCCTGTTAGCCGTGTACTGCTTCCGCTGCATATTCGACCACTCGATATCGAAGCCCTTCATCATGTGGACGAAGCAGTACTTGTTCTTGTTGTACACGCTCAGCGTGTGCCCGCACACGGCGCACTTGTTCTTGTACTTGCGCACGTATCTCGTCTTGATGAGCATGTTCGGCCCTACCCTTGGGCACGGTCTTCTAGCAGCCCTTACGCTCCCCATATGAAGTGCCATCCGAGCGCTAGCATTCCTCCTATCATTAAAGCGGACAGCACGACTCTAACCCACGTCGGTTTAGTCCAGACCCATTGGCTCAGAGTCTTTCCAGTCATCTTCTTCAGTACTAGCTCCGTAACCCCAAAGAACACAATCCACGCCACCAGGAACCATCCCTGCGTGGGCAGCCCTACCGCAAAGCAGAAGACCGGGGCCGCTATCTGCACTATCGTAAGCACTATCTCGTTGGCTTTCATCGTACACCGTGCCTTCTTACCAACCATCCGTTGAAGCTCGTATCCTCAGCCAGCAGCTCTTTAATGGCGTCTTTCAAGGCCGCCTTTATGTCCTCCTTGCTAACCGCTGCGGGCCACACGGACGCCTGAGTTGTAGTTGTCGTGTAGTACTCCGGAGCCTGTACTGGTTGTATCAGCTGCTGGGACCATAGCGGATCAATCGTGTGCTGGTGCATCGGGCCGCTGATGTACGTACCGGACGTATCCGCAGCTAGAGAAGCTCCACTA